CTGGGATAAGGACGGACCGAGCTAGGTATGGTTCCAAACCCTTACACCCAAACCATACCTACTCCAAATAAAACGCTTGACTTAAGCCCTACACTCCTTCATAGTGTATCTTGTAACTACCAAACGCACCAACCCTTTACCAACTAAACGGAGATGCCAAACATGGCCCGCAATAAAAACACCGACACCGACACCGACACCCCAGACGTTCCGGCAACAAAAACAATCATAATCCAAAAAGAACCCTTCGAGGTTTCTTGCCCGTTCACTGCCGACACACCAATGACCGACATTCTCGCCAAGGTACTCAATCAAAGCCGCGCCGAGAACATTGCGAACAACCAGCGCTCGGCTGTCAAGAAAGCCATCAAGGAAGGCACCCTTGACGAATACCGCGCCGGAGACTTCGCCGAGTACGATGCCATCTATGAGTTCACAGAAGCCTCCACAGGGTCATCCAAATCTACCATGACTCCAGTGGAGAAAGAGGCGAAGTCAATTGCAAATGGCTATGTTATCAAGCATCTGAAAGAAAGCAACCGCAATAAGAAAGACGTTGATCCAGACGCTTTCGCTGCTGAGGTCGCCCGTTTGGCCGCTACTTCAAAAGTACTCGCCATGGCAGAAAAGCGCGTTGCAGAGATGGATGAGTTGGCAGAGGACAAATTCGACCTTCCCGATTTGGAATCGTTGTCAACTTCCGAGGGTGATGAAGCCGCCGCCGCTTAACAGCTTGCACGGACTTCTTAACTCTCCATCCTAGAAGACGGGGCCAGGTTGGTCATGCTCCTGTCCCCGTCTTCACCTCTACCCTTTCTCTTACCTTGCCACTAGGAGCTACCAGATGCCAAAAACTCACCCTTTCTCAACTCAAATTGCCGGTGCCTACTACCGAGACTCCGCTGCCCAAACCGCCCTTGCAGAGGCTGATAGGGACACCGCTGTCCAACTCGTCCCAGAACCCGACAACCCATACGACTCCAACGCCATCGCGGTCTATGTAGAGCGTTACGTTGAAACATTCGACGAGGACGACGTGTACCAAAATGAACCCATAATCGAAACTCAACTCCATCAAGTCGGCTACATCCCTCGCAATCATTGCGAAAACGTACTCGTCATGCTCCCTACCCTAACCCGTATGTACATCGAGAACAGCACCCTTCACCTCGTCTACACGGACCCCACCAGTGTCTGAGCATTCCCTTGAACTAAACACAATGCTCGACACTGCCAACCGGGAGCCGTTCGGCCTACGCATAACCCTCGAAAACTACGATGCCGCCAACCTGCTCCGCCAAAAACTATACCGGACTCAGAACCCGTTTCTTGCCGACCTTGTAATTTCTGTAAAAGACAACGAACTCTGGTTGATAAAAAAGAGACCTGAGTCCTCCAACGAATCGGACATAACCCTATGAGCAAAACCCGCCTTAGAAAACATACGCTCAACCTCCGGGACGGTGACTTCGAGTTCCTCATAGACCGCTTCCCGAAAAGCGGAGCAGGGGTAGTCATACGCACACTAGTCTCCCGGCTGGTTGACTCCGTGAAAGACGAGCTTACTGACATCCCAACAACCTTCGAGCAACTTGACCAACCGGAGATACACCTTGACTAATCCTGCCCCCAACATAGACATGGGCGAGCTTTTCGACCGCGACCCCATCAACCACACCTCCGAAGATATCCGCGCAATCATCGGGGAGTACCGCAAACTTAGAGTACGCTTCAACCAAACCGGCTCGACCAAGCCCAAGAAAGCCCCAGCTACGCCAAAAGCACTCAAGGGTCTCGACACAAACCTAGGCCTCGACATTAAACTTTAACACCTAAAAAGGAAACCGCTCATGCCAAGCGTAGCCCCAACCACAGAGACCCTCCAATGACCACCACCTCCCCCCAACCCTTATCCACCAGCGGTTCATTCAACGAGTCCGGTGTCCAGTTCGTATGGGACAGCACCTCTCTCAAGTACGCCTTCAAATGCCCTCGCTATTATCAATACAAAATGATCGAGAACTACCGGCCACGGGGCAACTCAGTCCACCTCTGGTTCGGGGGACACTATGCCACCGCCCTCGAAACCTACCATAAACTTCGGGCCGAGGGCAGTTCCTTTGACGAAGCACTTGAGTCCATCATCCGCACTACCCTCATCGCCACCTGGGACTCCGAGAAGAACACCCCCGACACATTCTTAGACCCCAAGAAAACACGCCAATCTCTAATTAGAACAATCGTCTGGTACCTCGACGAGTTCCGTGATGACAAATTCTCTACCGTCACCCTTGACTCAGGGAAAGCCGCTGTCGAGCTAACCTTCAAACTCCCCGTCGATAACGGCGTCCTATTCTCCGGTCACTTCGATCGCTTCTGCGAGGATGAGAACGGCGACCAATACGTCCACGATCAGAAAACTACCGGACAAACTCTATCCCCGTACTACTGGAAACAATTCTCCCCGGACGTGCAATTCTCCATGTATTCCTTCGTCGGCAAAGCTGCCTTCCACCTACCAATCAAGGGAGTCATTATCGATGCCGCACAGGTCGCAGTCGGCTTCACCCGGTTCGGGCGTGTCGAAGCCCTCCGCAGCGCCGCCATACTTGACGAGTGGTACGATGATTGCATGGATGTGATTGAGAAAACCCAAGCCTATACCAAGGCCAACCGGTTCCCGAAGAACACCGAGTCTTGCAACAACTTCGGGGGATGCGAGTTCCGATCGATCTGTGCCCGCGAGCCATCCCTACGCAAGAACTTCCTCGAAGCCGAGTTCCACACATCCGAGCCGCGTTGGGACCCATCCGTAGATCGTTAAGGAGCCTACCATGTTAAATGCCACCGTCCTATACTGGGACCACGCCAAAGAAATCTACAAAATCGAACTCCGATCCGGGGAAACCTACGACTCCACCAACCCTAAAGACTGGGGACTTCCTTTCGAGGACCGTATCATCGCCGTCTTCCAACAAGCCTCCTTTCTCCAAGCATGGGTCAACGGAGTCCCGTCCCGCAAATACTAAAAGGAAAACCAATGGCCAAATTATCAGAACACCCAGCCGCCAACTTCGCCAAGCTCCTCTACCTCGGAGACTCCGGCACGGGCAAAACAGGCTCCCTTGTCTCACTTGTCCAAGCCGGGTACAAGCTCCGCATCCTCGACCTCGACAACGGACTCGACGCACTCCGCCAACACCTTGCCCAGATCGACCCAAAACTTCTTGACGAGGTGGACTACATAACAGTTTCCGACTTGATCAAATCCTCCCAAGCCGGACCGATCACCACCGCCCGAGCCTATTCCAAAGGTCTCAGCTTCCTCGACAAATGGGACGATGGCTCCAAGCCCGCCGAGTGGGGGAAAGACACAATCTTTGTCCTTGACTCTCTCACCATGTTCGGGAAGGCCGCATATGAGTGGGCCAAGTCCATGACCCCTAACGCCCGCGAGCAACGCACATGGTACTTCGCGGCACAACAAGGCGTTGAGAAAGCTATCTCCCTTCTATGCGCGGACACCTTCAAGACAAACGTGATCGTAATAACACACGTTAACTACAAGGAAGTAACCGAGGGCGTTCACAAAGGCTACCCGTCCGCTATCGGCGCGGCACTTGGTCCCACCCTTCCTTCCTACTTCAACACAATGATCCAGTGCGAGGTAAAAGGTTCCGGGAAAAACGTCGCCCGAACAATCCAAACCCTCCCATCACCGATCATCGACCTGAAAAACCCTGCACCATTCAAGTTGGAGAAATCCTACCCGATCGCCTCCGGCTTGGCCGACATTTTCAAAGCCCTCAAGGCTTTGAAGTAATTGGCAGACTACGGGCCACCTGTCAATTCCCATCCCTTGCCCACCTATAGGAGAACTACCCATGTCCTCACGTTTTACAGACGGACTAAATGCAGCCGTAACTGAAATCGAAGCACCTCCCCGAGCACCTGCCGGAACATACGTCTTCGGAGCCAAGAAAGTGGACTTCGGTTCTGTCGCACAGGGCCGTTACGATACTGTCGATATTGTCCTCGGAGCGCTTGCCCCGCAAGACGACGTTGATACCGATGCCCTCGCTGAGGCAGGTGGCGTCAAAGCCATCACCCTCCGCAAACGCTTCATGTTCATCTCGGAAGACTCCGACGAAGCCGAGGTCAACCGCAAACGCACATGGTCCGATCTTCGGAACTTCCTCGAGAACCACCTCGGTATGGACACAGAAGACCTGTCTATGAAAGAAGCTCTCGAGGGATGCAAAGGTCTGCAATGCCTTGGCACTGTCGGCCACCGCCCGGACCCGCAAAACCCTGAGCGTATCTACGTGGAAATCACATCCACCGCTCCGATCCTTGACGACTAACATCGAGTCGGTTACTGTTCTGGTCCCTCAGTAACCCGATAGGGGGTGCAGGTTTTACTTTCCTTTCCCGCACCCCCGCCTTTTCTCCAACCACGAGTCACCCTATGTCCACAAAATCAATCGCCTCCATCACCATAAACCGGGACACCCGGCAGCGCCGAGACCTAGGTGACCTCACCGATCTTGCCGCGTCAATAAACTCTATCGGCCTTATCAACCCCATCGCCATCACCCGCGAGAACATCCTTATTGCAGGCGAACGCCGACTTACCGCTTGCCGAGATATTCTAAACTGGTCCGATATCCCCGTCACCTACATCGAAGACATGACAGAGGACGATCTGGAAAAGATAGAGCTGGACGAGAACATCCAGCGCAAAGACCTCTCATGGCAGGATCAAGTGCAAGCAGTCTCCCGGTTCTACGCTCTTTCCCCCTCCCTTGATGACGCCGCCCGTAAACTTAACTTCACCTCCAAGTACGTAACATCCTGCGTTCGCCTTGCCACTGCCATCGATGAGGGCAACACCGCCATCGCCAACGCGGAAAGAATCTCCGTCGCCCGTAACCTACTCGAACGCTCCGATGCCCGGAAGCGTGCCGCTGAGTCTGAACAACTTGCCCGCCTCACCAAGCCTAAGCCTAAACCTTCCCCCAAGGGCGGACCAATCCCCGTCACCCTCTCCGCTGACCAGATCAAAGCACGCCTTGCCGCTGGACAAAATGCTTTCGGGGAAGCTATAAAAGATAACAACCCTATACTCCAACCTTGGCAACAGGACGTTATTGACAGTCTCCCAGACCCATCCTCCCCCATCCTCAACACCGACTTCCGCGAGTGGGCAACCGACTACACCGGAGACCCTTTCAACTTCATCCACTGCGACTTCCCCTACGGCATCAACGCGGACAAACACAACCGTGGAGCCTCGGATAAATTCGGGGGCTACGCCGACACCGAGGACGTTTACTTTTCCCTAATCGATACCCTTCTCCTCAACCAACACACAATCATATCCGAGTCCGCCCACATTCTATTCTGGTTTTCCATGGACTACTACGCGCAAACCATCGACCTCTTCCAAGACTTCGGTTGGACTGTCCTCTCCAAACCCCTAATCTGGTGGCGGTCCGACAACTCCGGCATCCTTCCCGACCCCAAGCGAGGTCCGCGCCAAGTATACGAAACCGCCCTGCTCCTATCCCGCGATGACCGCCCGATTGTCCGGGCCAAGTCCAACCTTATCGGAGCCCCGCAAGAAAAAACTATCCACATGAGCCAGAAACCTCTCCCCGTCCTCACCCACTTCTTCGAGATGCTTGTGGATGAGAACACATCTATCCTCGACCCGACCTGCGGCAGTGCCAACGCCCTCATCGCCGCTGACAAACTCCGGGCTAACCGTTGCCTCGGTCTTGAGCGTGATCCCATCTTCGCCCAAGACGCAATGACAAATTGGAAAGAGTATGAAAATGAATGAAGCTGAACAAACTATCATCGAGCGTGAAACCACTCATGGCCCTTACAGCGACACTTCCATAATAGCCCAAGGGCTCAAAAGAATTGTTCGCAACAAAAGTAGTAGTAAGATCATGCCCATCCAAGCCGAGTCCCTTGACATGATCTGCTCAAAGATGGCTCGCATCCTTTCCGGCAACCCGGACGAGCCTGACCATTGGAAAGACATTGCAGGCTATGCCTTGCTAGTCCATGACTCGCTTTGTGGTCTGGGCACGGCTTACCCTACAGCCGGCCCTGTTCCTTTTCCGAAAAGCCCTTCCGCATGACCAAGCCTATCCTAATCCTCGGTGAGGCATGGGGCAACCACGAGCGGCAGACCGGGCAATCATTCTCCGGTCCCGCTGGTGGCTTCCTACGTTCCCAGCTTTCCGCTGTCGGCATAGACTCCCGAGACTGTTACTTCACATCAGTCTTCCCCTTCCAACCGGATGGCGGGAAAATACTTTCCCTCTGCTCCACCAAACCCAATGCCGTCCCCGGCTATCCTGCCGCAATCAAAACCAACTACATCTCCAAGGAATACGCCCCCTACCTCAAAGACCTATACACTACAATTCGCGAGGTCAACCCGAACGTCATCCTTGCCCTAGGCGGCCTCGCCACATGGGCGATACTTAAAAATGCTAAGATAAAATCTGTCCGGGGAGCGCCTGTCATTGGCGTAACCGGTCACAAAGTCCTGCCATCCTACAACCCCGGCGCAGTATTCCGGGACTACAAACTTCGCCCGATAGTCTTCTCCGACATAAAGAAACTCAAGCGCGAAATGATCTTCCCGGAAGTCCGCCGACCCCGCCGGGAGCTTTGGATCGAACCAACCCTTTCCGACCTCGCTGACTTCGAGCCGTACATCCTTGCCTCCAATGAACTAAGCGTAGACATTGAAACCAAAAACCTCCAGATGACCTGCATTGGTTTCGCGCCCACTCCCGATCGCGCTATCGTCATCCCCTTCATAATCAACGATCGCGCCAAACAAAACTCCTACTGGCCCAGCCTTAACACCGAGCTTGCTGCCCTTGCATACGTCCGCAAATGGCTCGCACTTCCCAACACAGTCTTCGGGCAAAACTTTGTATACGACCTCGACTATCTCTGGACTAAGTACGGAATAACCTCGCCCAACTTCGGCCACGATACCATGCTTACCCATCACGCCATGCAACCCGAGATGGAAAAGGGCCTTGGCTTCCTTGCGTCGCTATACACCAACGAGCCTAGCTGGAAATTCATGCTGAAAAGTAGGACAATTAAAAAGGACTCCTAACTATGCTTATCCTACCCCAACACATCCAACCCCTCGAAGTAAACCTAACTGAGCGAGACGGTCTTGTCGTCATCCAACTCTCCCGCCCGGCCACTGAGCTAACCTTCAACATCAACGACGCCCAAGACTTTATCAGGCAACTTTCCGAGGTCACCCTCGACACGTACAACCGCCACCATCGGGGAGGAGACTACTCATGTTAACCCATCCAAACGTCAAGCACGATCTAATCTACCACGATCTAATCTACCTCGCCCAAGCCTACACCCACGTCGATCCTAAGGTGCGACAGGACCGATACGAGTACGCTTGCGGGGCAGTCGCTTACTACGCGCTCAAAAACATCCCCGTCTTTTCCCCGATCGTCCACTGGCATGAGGTAAGCAAACGTTTCAACCTCCCCCATGACATAGACTTCTGGGAAACCCAGTGCCTATCCACCCTATCCCGCTGCACCCGGCTCCACCTTCTCCAACGTGACAATTGGCAAGCGTCCAACGGAGTCTTTGTCGAACTTAAACATGCCCTATCCCTCTCCATCCCGGTCTACGTAATAACCTGCTTTAATGACTTTGCTAATCCAAAGCTCGTTCATACCCCCAGCATCATAAAGAAGATGAACTCCCATGGTAAAGATAATTCAGAACGCGGACCTTACCGAGACTACCTTAAACCAGTTGACGATTGATGAGACTGAATGGGTATACAACGCCCTTGACGTTTGCCTTACTCTAGAAATAGGACTCAAGCAAGCGGCGGAAATGGATGAGATCGCCGCCAACACTTCCGCGTTCAGTCACTCGCTAATGGCCCCAACCTTCGAGATGTCTTTACGCGGAACCCGGATCAACACGGATGCACGCCGGAAAACCCTCGCTAACTTTTCTAAAATCCGGGACAAACTCGCTACTAACCTTAAACTAATAGTTGAGGAAGGTATCGGCTTCGCCCCGTTCAATTACCGGAGCCCTGTCCAGCTCGCCAAACTATTCTACACCGTCTTCAACATCGTACCGATAAAAGCTCGCAAACCAAACGGGAGCTACGGCCCAACAACTAACCGGGAAGCCCTTGAAAAACTCCAGAACTATTTCGTGGCTTCCCCGATCTGCCGGTACATCCTAGCTATCCGAGACCTTGATAAGAAAATACAATTCCTATCAACCAAGCTAGACAAAGACAACCGGATGCGCACCAACTACAGCGTTGCCGGAACAAAGACTGGCCGACTATCTTCCTCCGAGTCCAACTTCGAGACCGGCACCAACAACCAGAATATCGAAAGCGCCCTCCGCGAAGTCTTTATCCCAGACCCAGGTATGAAATTCTGCAATGTCGATCTTGAGCAAGCCGACTCCCGCAACCTCGGCGCAACCTGCTGGAACCTTTTCCACGACTCACACGGTCCGGAATTTGCCGGAGCATACCTTGACGCCTGTGAGTCCGGCGACCTTCACACTCAAGTTTGCCGGATGGCTTGGACGGAAGAACCTTGGCCGGAAGACCCCAATCTCTGGCGAGCTGTTGCTGACCGTATCGTCTACCGAGACCTGTCCTATCGGGACATGTCAAAAAAGCTAGGCCACGGCACGAACTACCTCGGCACCCCCCGCACTATGGCCGGGCACACCAAGGTTGATATAAAAGTCATCGAGGACTTTCAGGCCAAATACTTCCGCGCTTACCCCTGTATCCCCGCATGGCACAAGCACGTCATCGGACTCCTGCAACACGGCGAAGTAACGTCCGACCTCTACAACCGCCGCCGCTATTTCTTCGGACTCCCTGACGATCCGCGAACCCATCGCGAGGCAATCGCGTTTGGCCCACAATCCATGACTGCCGATGCTATTGACGAAGGCATCCTTAACCTCTGGAGAAACCTTAAATCTATCCACTTACTTATCCAAGTCCACGACTCCATCCTCTTCCAGTACCCGGAAAAACTTGAACACCTCATTGTCCCCAAGGCCCTTGAACTTCTCACCATCAACCACACCCTTGTCGGAGGCCGGCCATTCACCGTCCCCCTTGAGGCAAAGATTGGTTGGAACTGGGCAAATCGAAAAGAAGACAAAGAGACTAAAGAGGTTACTAATGAGTTCGGACTGTCCGCATGGCGTGGACCACACTCAGACCTCCGCAAAACACCGGGATGTATAAAACGCTCCCGGCCACAAACCCTTCAAGAGAAACTGGGCTCATATGGCGCGCAAGCTGATTTCTATAATTGAAGCCTACAAAGACCTACTCGCTGCCCGTGAAACCTCCGAACACTATCGGGAGTGGTGCGGGCTTTGGGTCCTTAGCGCTGCGATAGAGCGCAAGCTGTGGGTTATGACCAAGGGAGCCCCGGTCTACCCTAACCTCTACATAATGCTCATCGGTAAATCCGGTTGCGGCAAAGGCATGGCTCTAACTGCTGCCCGGAAGATCATTAACAAACTCGGCCCCGGTCGCCTATCCGCATCCTCCATGACCGCCGCTTTCCTAGCACAGTCCCTGCAAGCCAACGAGCGCAAATTCAAAAACCCCATCACTGAGGAATCTGAAATCTTCCACGGCCTCCACGTGTTCTCCCCGGAAGTCCGAGTCCTATTCAACGCCTATGACATTGACATGATCTCCAAGCTGACCGACCTTTGGGACTGTGACGAATACTCCGAAGGTCGCCGGGAAGCCACTCACACATTCTACGCGGAACGGACCTATACCTCAATGCTTGTCGGTAGCACCCCGGATGACCTGCACGAGTTCATCCCAGAGGTCGCATGGGGTTCCGGCTTCATGTCACGAGTCATAATTGTCATGGGCGACTCCATCCCCCGTGTCGATCTATTCGCGGAAGACCGAAGCTCTAAGGAACTAATCAAACTCGAAGCCGACATAGCGCATGACGTTAAGGAAATCTCTAAGCTATCCGGCCAGCTCGCATTCACTCCGGAAGCCCGCCAACTCCTCAACGACTTCTACCGCTACCCCGGAAATAAAGGTGGCCCACCAGTCCCTAATCACCCCAACTTCATAACCTACTGCGAACGTCGCCACATGCAGATTGAAAAGCTCATGATACTATACTGCATAGACGAGGGCGGTGACATGCTTCTAACCGAGGACCACTTCGTCAGGGCTTACGACCTACTCATGGACGCGGAAGCAAGAATGCCTGACGTCTTCCTCGGCAACAAGCAAGGCAACGACCTAGATAAAGCCGAGCGCTTACTCCACGCTATGTACCAAGGCAAGCTCCAGAACGATCCCTACTTCCACGAGTCCCGAATAACCCGATCCCTTCTCGCCATCACAACGGTCTTCCATGCCAAGCAACTCTTTTCCGTTCTTATCGAGTCAGGGAAAATCGTACCCGTTGCAAATAAAAAAGTCCCGGAAGCGCTACGCAAAAAGCATCACGATTCCGGGACATTCTACGAGGCATTGTCCGCTACATTCGGGGATCAGTTGGGTACGGTTATGAACCGTAAGGACTAGACCATACCCAACTCACCGCCGATCTTTCGGCAAATCCAACCCTTCGATTAGTTCATCGAACAACCGCCTCCCCCACCAAACATTCTGGTAAGGCATGAGCTTCCGCATCATCCGGGCCGTACCCTCTGTCGGATCGCTCATCCCGTTTAGCGCCGCGAAGAAAGTCTGAGCCAGATCAACCGATGGACCGAACGTAGAGCTAACCCCGCCCATTCCACCGTACCGAGTAGACTGCTGCCCGCTAACCATAACATAATCATTCAACCACGGGACAGTCTGCCCGAGCCGCCTAACCTCACTAAACGCCCCGATCAACCCGCTACGATCAATCATCTCATCCGCCCACTTCTCCCAATCATCCTCACTCGTATCGTACCCTGACATGACTCCCCAGAGTTTATAACTAAGCGCACCCAACCCGAGACTAACCGCCGACCCTAGCGCGAACCGAGAATCGTTCTGCTGCAACCCGGCCATCGTAGTCTTATACGTCGAGCTAAATGTGAACGATCTAAACTGCCCGATTAACTTCCCGGCAATCGAGCCGTCCATCCACAACGGACGTTCCAGCCCTGGGGTAACCACGATCATATCAACATCGTGCACGAGAGCCTGCCGGTAAATTCTAACCGCGCTCTCCACCCGGCGTCTATTCATACCAAGCCCATCCCCGATCTTAACCCAATCGTCAGTATTCGGCAACCAAACATCGCCAACTTTCGACCCGCCACCATTCTCCACGAGGCGCCAGATATCAATACTCGTTTGCCCGTCAATGTTCAACCGAGCCAAATGTTCCTGAGCTTTCTTCAAAGGCTTCGCCCCTTTATGACTAGCCTCCACAACGCTCTGGATCGCATCGAGCGTTTCCGCGTTAAACAGTTGTGACGCGAGAGTCTTCATCGCGGTGTTCCAATAATCAAACCCGCTCACAATCCCGATCTTGCTGGTCATAGTCTCCAGCCCTCGTTCAAACTTTGTCACAGGTATCGCATCGTCCATCATGTTCATAATCTCATACATCCGAGTATGAAGCACAACATCGAGCGCTGTCCCCGCAAGTTGTGCTTCCCGGAGGGAAACCTTCAACGTGCTAAAGTTTGAAACCAAAGGCTTTAGGCCACTTTTATACGCCCGCATCGGCCCCATGTACATCACAAGCCGCGCTAGATCGGGGATAGATGAGATAGCCACCATGCCCATCAAGCGCAACGTGTTAACGTTCATAGCTATCCTTGCACCCCTAGCAGCCCAACCCGTTGGATTATCCGGCACTCCATGTGTATGCCGCAACCGGCCAATCACACCCGTAAAATCGTCAATCGCCTCCGTCACCGCCGCATTAATTTCCTTAGTCGTGAGACCTTTCTTAACCGAAAGTAATTGGTTCTTGAGGATGCCCTTTTTACCCTGATCAACCTCACCCGCTAGCGCCTCTTCCAATTCCTTAATGACTTGCTTTTTCTCACCAACCCCTCTAGCTGCCCGGAGCAACACAGCCGCTTCTTCGTGAATACCACCAAGCAGCTTCTGCATATCGATCGTGCCAAACTTCCTCATGATTTCAATATCCGGAGCAATCGTCCGCACATATGCCCGCATGAGTTTCTCTATATTATCTTCCAAAAACCCTGCATCGGAAAAGTCATTCGAGGGAATATCAAGTACCCGTTCCAATTCCGAGCCCCGTTGTTCCTGATCCAACAAGTCCCAGTTAGACAAGCGCCCGGCCTTAGCCCCGAGTATCTTCTGCGTCATCTTCTCCGCAATTTCCCTTGCGCCAACATCTACCGCCGAGGCCAGCTTCGGATTGAAGAAGTCCATGTCCTCGATTGCCTTGACGGACAGTGCGCTTTCGGAAAGTTCGTCAGTGATTTCAAGCACACGGCTAAACGCGGTGTACTCATCCCCGGCTTTAATCCCGAACGCCTCTGCGAGTGCCCCGACAAACTTACTCCAAAGGGTCTGATTTGTTTTAGGCAGCTTAATCGATTTAAGAAACTCTTGAACGAATTGATCGGTCAAAGCAACCGTAAGAGTCTCAAGTTCAAAATGTGCTACAGGGGAAGTGGCGTCCTTTCCGGCGTTCCAAAAATAGCTAAAGTTGTGCTTGAAAGCCTCTTTTTGTTCCTTCGTCATACCTGCTTGAGAATCTACCCATGTTGTCATATCTTTATCAAGGTTCGGCAACTCATTATGGATATCTGATTTGAGTTGTGCCATCTTCTTCCAGCCGTCACCACCGCCTAAATCTTTACTGAGAGTTCTTTTAAGAGTAGTTACATGGATAACCTCGTGCATTAATGTACGTTCAGTAACTCCGTCTTCTAAAACACTAATACTAGCACCCAGATAAGTTGCCTTAACACCAGTTGATGTGGCAGTTTCTTTATAGAACGGTGTCGCCCAAGCATCCGCACTTTGGAAATTCCAACCTGCGAGGCTTACATCACCTGCCTTCAAATGGAGAAGCGGGGCCTTAACTGTGTTCCCAATAAACCTCCTAGCAAGTTCCTTAAACCCCGGTATGGTACTGTTTACCATAGCCCACTTGAGGTAATCATCCGCCGTGTCAAATTTCTGCAACTCGTCATGGAAGCCCTCAGAGCTACTTACATCACCCATTACTCTATTAGGATCATTCCTGACTAAGTCTTTATTTTTCGCGGGCACAACCTGAATAACGCTTGTGTTGTATGTATCAGTTGACCCAATTTCTTTAATATATTCCTGAAGTCTCTTAACATTCACCTTCTCAAACGCAGTCCGTTGTAAATCCCCGAAGTCAATATCCTCAAACCCGAGCTTGTGCCATCGCTCAATCAAGGCGTCCTTCTTCTCCTTCATCGCCACTTCCGCTTGGGCCAGGTTATCCTGAACCAGCTTAGGGTCAAGCTCTTTAATCTTATCCACAAGCACTTGCTGCCGGGCAGTCCGACGCTGATTGAGTTCTTTAATGTCAACCCGGAGCTTTTCGTGACCCTCGGCCAAAAGTTGATTCCGAATAGCCGCATCGTCTCCAGCTTTCTGAACCAAATCCAACCGTTCCCGGAGTGCTTTGATCCGATGCACCCGCTTATAAACCATCGTCGCTTGCTTGAAATACTTCGCAGTTTCCCCCTTATCGTCGCCCTCCATCTTCCTCATGTTCGCTTCATTCTTCGTCATGAGGTCTTCTGTCTTCCCGAGCTTCTCGAGAATGTCCTCGTAGGCTTTTTCAATTTCCTCCGGGTTCCATTTCTTCATACTAAGGTTGCGCTGAAAAACTGACCAAGCTCGCTCCAACCGCATGAGACTTCCCAGTTGCATTTCATCCATCCGCTCATACTTCCGAATAAAAGCTTGCCGTTTACTTTCAAGCAGGTTTATATTCTGGTTAATCCCATTCAGCCGGGTTCGGATTTTCCCCTTTTCATCCCGCAACACTTGAACATCACGACGATGCAGAGCGTTCAGATCGTCCAGTTCCTTCTGCAAGCTCGCGGTAATTTCCGACTCCTTCTCCCCGTTCTTAATCCGTTTCTTCAGGTCGGTAATTTCATTCAACACTGACTGTACTGGATTGTCACTGTCATTCAACCGAGCCAGTTCTTCCCGCAAAACCTTAATCGACTCTTTCGCGGTCGCCGCGTCAAGTTCATTATCGGCGACCCGCTGCTCAAGGTCAAGTTCCTTCAAGCGGAGGCTTTCCGACTCCTTCAAAAACGCTTCTTTCCGTTTCTTGAGGAAGTTCTTTACGAGGATATCCGTAAACTTATTCGTGTCGTTCCTAATCGCTTCCAGATTATAAACCCGGTTGAGATACTCCACATCAGCCACAGTCTTCACATCTTCCGGCAAGAGCCCAACAAACTTCATCTGATCAAACATCGGCTCGTAGACTTCTTTACGCAGCAGGTCACCAGCTTCTTTAATCGCCTTGTCCGCGTCAGGGTTAGGTGACCCCTCCCACTTTTCCCCATCACGCATATACCGAGACACTTGCTTGTTAAAGTCCTCCTGAGAAAACTTCTGTGGGTTCCGTGCGCCTGCTATAAAAGCTCTTGGCCCGGAGAACACTGCCGGAGGTTTCCCGTCAAAAACATACCGACCGTATATTCCATCCAACTCAGTCAGCCCCTTCGCCAAACCCCTGCTCCACCCGGCCCGGAGACTTTCAATAGTACCACCTTGGGCGACAACACGCCCTTCCGATCCTGACTTAATCAACAACCCGCCATCAGCTATATTTCCCATCACCCAGCGAGCGTAGCTTATAACACTATTAGCCTGCCGACTTACTGGCCCCAGGCTTTCAAAACTAACCTTGCCGATCCCGAACTTTTTATTCGAGCCGAATATCCCCTTTGTACCTTGTGGGGCAACCTCGGTGACAGCAGCACCAGCTGAGCCAGCCTGTCCTGTCCCCAGACCTGCTGGAGGTTCTGTGACCGTCCCACCGCCCTCCGGAGTCCCGTCCTTGTCAGGCACAGTTTTCGGGGTAGAAACGTCCACGCCCATGTCTACGGCAAAATCTTCCAAATCAGCTTTAACAAGCGCTTCAACTTTTTCCAGACGCCTCCCCGCAAACCTACCCGCTGCGGGTCCGAGCAATGCACCCAAAAC